CAGACTGGAGCAGCAAAGTCGTATTGGGGGGATAATGCTCTTGTTCCCTACGGTGCATACATCGCCATGAAGACGGCCCAAGCGAATGTAGTCCCATGGTTGGCTTCACAGACCGATGTGCTCTCCGAAGACTGGGAAATCATCTAAAACAGTGGAGTAGATCAGATGCCTCATGCGGTTGATTTGACGACATTGACGGACCTGAAGAACTACATAAGCCCCGCTTTGGGACAAACAACCGCATCAGATCCCGCACTGTCAAAGATCATCACTGCGGTATCAGACGGCATCAATCGCTACGTATCGCGCACCCTGGCCGTGGGCACCTTCGCCGAGGTTCGGAACGGGAATGGCCGGCGCTCAATGCGTGCGCTGATCTATCCGGTCCTGAACGTCTCATCTGTCGTACTGGCAGGATTCTGCGGGGAAACAGGACACGTAATCCTCCCGTCTACGAACGGCTCAGCATCTCACCTGTCATGGGACAACTGGTTCATCAACCTACGCGATGAGTGCTTCTGTGAAGGTCGTCAGAACATCACTTTGAACTACTCTGGTGGGTTTATGACACCGGGGCAGCTTGGGGTCCTGACCTTGCCGGGATGGACGGCGGCCGCAGTCACCCTGGCCAACGCGCAGATTCAGATAGGCGGCTTCTACTATGAGGCTGTCAACGGCGGCACGACGGGCGCAACGGCGCCGGGAACATGGCTCCAGACGCGCAACTCGCTCACGAATGACAACGGCATCTTCTGGCGGTGCGAGGGAGCGATTCCGGTCCTGCCAAGCAATGCAAACATGGCGCCTGACGACTTCCAATTGGCTTGTATGCAGCAATCGGCGCTGCTGTTCAAGAACAGGACTCGCGTAGGAGATACTGGAAGCGGCGTAGGTCCTGACCGCATCAACTACTTCCTGAAGGACGCGCATCCGTCCACAATCTCGATGCTCGACAAACACCGCGAAGTCTTCCCAACTGACGGCATGGGAACCGTCTAGCCACCAAAAGGAGAAACAAAACAATGTCGAATCTCAACATCATCAGCACGTCGCCCAACACTGCGGCCGTCCAGCAGACAGACCTCGTCAACGCCCTTGTGACGGCGGTCCAAGCTGTGCCCGTAACTCCTCCGGTGGTGACTGCCGTACCACTGGCCCCCGCTTCGACCACCTACACATATGCCGTGGTTGCCAAGCTCGGCACTCAGACGGTGCCCGCAACTATCACGATCACTACCGGAGCCGCCACGCTCTCGGCTACGGCATCCAACACCATCTCATGGAACACGATCCCTGGTGCCGTCTATGACGTGTACCGTGTGGCGGGCGGCGCAAACCAAGGCAAGATTGCATCGAACCTTACCCCCAACGTGCCGAATGGCTATGGCGGTGTGCTGAACACGCTGGCAACCATGAGCTTGGTTGACGCGGGACTCTCAGGCGATTCAACCGCGGCCCCGACGTTCAACACTACCGGAACTCTGGCGCATGGAGCGATGACGCCCGATCAGGTAGTGAACTCGGCGACTGCGGTCATCAGCATCATCACCGGAACTGTTCTCGTAACCTACGCTGGCGTAGCGGCCATGACCCTTGGAGCGCCGGTAGCGGGAGCGGCTTCAGCGGGCGGTCAGGATGGAGCCGAATTGCTCTTCATCACTACCACCACGAACCAGCACACCGTGACAACCCCGGCCAATGCCATCAATGGCAACAAGCACATTCTGACCTTTGCTGCCACGGCCAACAGCCAGCTCTCTTTGGAGGCCCACGGCGGCATCTGGTACTACGCCAACGCCGTGAATGCGGCTCAAGCTACCTAATTCGCAAATCCAAACACAGGGCCGAGTAATCGGCCCTTTCGGAGAAACTTATTATGGCAACGATTGATGTTGAAGGGCAGTTCACTACTGCCACACTGGTATCTGGAGATGGAACATGGGGTACTACTCCTTTTACTCGAACTGGAATCCATACTGTTGTTCTCGTGACAATTCCAGAAGCATCAGGAGATTACGCATTGCTCCTTCCTGATGGTAACAACTCATTTGTAGGAGACGAAGTAGAAGTTATCACTGTGAGCAATCCTGGAAGCAACCAGACAGTAGTTATGGCTGCTTCGACAGACACTATCGGATTCAATTCGTCCACGGGAAACGTTGCAAACCTATCGCAGAATGGCATCCTACGGCGAGTGAGTTCTACCCAATGGTCCATCACCGCAATCGGCTAACCAATGGACATCACCCTAGAAGGCGGCAAGCGGCTCTCTGCACGGCTCAATAATCTGAGTCCTGCTATCAGAACAGCCGCGCGCCGCCAACTAGTGAACATCGGCGAACACCTTGCAAGCTACGGGCAGCAGCACTTCGAGGAATCAGGACTCAAAAGACGGTCTGGAAACCTCGCTGCATCTATGGCGGCAATGCCAGTAGAAGAAGATGAACACGGCATGACCGGCGGCATGATGGCTGGGAAGGGCCTGAAGTACGCAAAGGCGCAAGAGTTCGGCGCAGAGATCGACGCAACCAACGGTCACATGCTGGCCATCCCCATGGAAGACGCATTGACGCCGGCAGGAGTGGCAAGGTTCGCACCGCGGGACGCAGCAGACGCGGGTTATGATCGTATCTTCTTTTCGAACGTGGGCAACAACGTCTACATGTTCGGCGTCATGGACGGTATTGTCCACTTGCTTTTTGTGCTGGTGCATCACGTCTCGATCCCGGCGCGGCCGTTTGCGGGTCCTGCTCTCGATGCCAACCGGGCATGGATTGAAGCGCGATTGAAACAGGCGGTAGACGAAGGAATCAAGGGGTCGGGAGAGTAGCCATGTTCTACAGCGATCCGCGTCTCGGGATGGTGCAGGGCGACCTTCACAAGGCCGATGATGAGGACGGCTCATGGATCACCATGAACGGGACGCATGTCCATCTGAAGGACGGCGAGGTGGACAAGGGGCCGCAGAAGGTTAAGGATCACGTCGCCGGGAAAAATGCGGAAAAAGCTAAATCTGCGGAACTAGACCGGACGATGAATGTGTTCAGAGCGTTTCAACAGCGTCAAGATAAGCTCACAGGAAAACTCCCAGACCGAGAGGCCCTCAATCGCAGCCTTCCGAAGCTACAGGGAAGCGAGAAACAGGTAGCATGGGGGAGCAAGATTCGTGAAGGCATCGTAGAGCAGACAAAATCGCTTAGAGAAAAAGTCTCAGCTATCACGCCTAAAACTCCGGAGCAGTCCGCCATGAAAGATAGCCTTGTCGCCGCTCTCAAGACCGTCGAAACTGAGACGAAAGCTCAATCATGGATAAATGCTAGAGACTATGCTACGTCTCGGCCTGACCGGAACTACATTGCAGACGAAAGCAAAGTAAGGGAACTCGTTCAGTATGTGGCGAGGAATCCAGGGTATTTGGGGTTTGGCGCAAAATGATAAGGAATGATTTATGCCGTCTTACGCCCGGCTTGCCTGATACCACTCAGGACGCTCCGCTTACCGTTGGAGTGGCGCGGCGAAGGTCATTTGCGAAGGAAACCGGGCTGCTTCAGGATAAACTTAAGGCTGTTGAAGGAAAGAGGAATATCCTTTTCCTGTGCGAGTCCCATCGGAGCGGAACGAAGCGCGGCGCGGAACTTGTCAAGTTGGTCGTAAAACTCGGATTGGCGTACTGCGTCGAAGGACTCGCCGATCAAGCGCTTGTCGCTGGTGCGGAAACTGTATTCGCCATTGATGTATCCCGGTGTCTTGCAAAGGATGATTTCCATTTTCTTGCTCTCCAATGCCTCTGGTTGAGGCTGTTTCTCATGTACAAACTGAGTTTATCAAACTCTCAGAGGATGTCAAGCGGAAAGTTTATTAAATCTGCGGAGGCTTGCTAATGGGACACCCTTTAGGCCGCGAGGCCATATATTCGGCATTCTTCGCGCAGTTGAAAGCGGCGCTCGTGACCCCGACAAGCCCGTTCAACTACGCTGGCCGCCGGCCGGTTCCTGATACCGACTTGGCAGAGGAGCAGTACCCCGCATTCTTCATGATGGAGGCCGGTGAAATCTATGACCGTAGCGTTCTATTTGCGCCTGCGCGGGTATCTCTACTCTGCACGATTTCAGTTGTTTCCCTTCAAGGCGAAGTTCCAGATGAGACCAATGTCTCAAATCTTAACAACCTTGCGGATGCGGTTGAGAGCGCCATACAGGATTCGGTCGGGCCAACGGCGGACTTGACCTTGGGCGGACTGGTGCAAGAATGTTGGATCACGCATCGGACCTTGACTATCACGGGCTCATCAGCGCAACGTCAGAGCAAACAGAACTTCGGCATCGAAATTGTGTTGCCGCATTCGAGGTGACAAATGTTCTACGAAGACTCCAGAATGGGAATGGCGAAGTCGGCAACCCCTAACCCTTACAACAATCACGGCGCGGGTTGCCCTTGTGTTCTATGCGGCCAGACGCGCGGGATGGCGATGGCAAAGCGGGACGCCGGTGCCAGCGAAGAGAAGATGCACCTGGCCATCGCCCATGGTCTACACCACTCGCAGATGAAAGACGAGCACCAGCGCAAGGCTTACGGCTGGGGAGGCGTTCAGGATGGGCAGACAGCCACCGAACTCACTGTAGAGCAGAAGGCCAAGCATCTGGAAGCGGCCGCCGCTCACGGACAAGCTCAGGACCATTACCGTTCTGCGGCCAACTCCTACCGCGACAACCTGCCTAAGGGTGCCGCTGAGCATCAGAAGCTGGCAGAGGAAGCGGCGGCGCGGGCCGAGAAGCTGAGCGCCAAGGCGAACGCGTAAATGAGCGACCCCACCTATGGCGCGCTCCCGGTACAGATCGACCCTACGGCATGGGGCGGCAGGACCAACACGCCCCCCGCGTCCCTCACCGTGGACTCGATTCAAAACCAGATTGCCGCTCAGCTTATGGCGTTCTTCGCTTCCGGCTCGCTGGCGATTCCGGTCTACATCTACCCAGCCTTTGACTTGGATACGTGGTGGGCAAGTTCCGCGATTGCTTTTGTCCTGATTTCCTACAGCAACACAGGACTCTCGAAACCCCTTGCAACGTCGAGCATGGTCCAGGAGCGCACTCTCCAATTCAAGGTCCACGTTGAGGCGCGCAAGACGGCGTGGAACCTCAGCGGAGACGGCTCAGTCTACGCGCTCATTGATGCGATTGAATCGGCACTCGGGGGATTCCAGCCTACCGGATGCCGTCACGCCTACTTCACTGAGGAAAGGTTCTCGGAACAGGACCCACAAGGGCGCGTCTGGCTTTACGACCTGACTTTCAACGTCCTCACCATTCGCCCGCGGCTGCTGCCCTCTTACGCGCTGGCGAACTTGCAGCAAGCGATTTTCAACGTTACTCCGAGCGGAGATCAGATCATCGTCCCATCGGAGTAGCAACCTGATACACTTTGTATCGACGGGTACTCAAGCACTGAGGCTCGGATGGTTCTGGTTTGATAAGCCAGAGCTGTCCGGGCCTTTTCACGTTTGGCGGCAAAGGAGCGGAGAAAATGGCTTTCTTCCATGGCATCACGGTAACCGAGGTCAACACCAACGGCGTCTCCATTCAGGTGGTCAACTCGGCAGTTATTGGCCTAATCGGCTCGGCTCCGCAGTGGTCGGCATCGTCTGGAGCAGGACCCGGAATCAACGTCCCGACGCTCATTCAGTCTGCCGCGCAGGGATCGAACTTAGGCAAGCAGATTGCCGGATACACAATTCCTGAAGCCCTTGCGGACATTCAACTCCAAGGCGCGGGTGCCGTCATCGTCATCGACGTGTTCAACCCACTGCTCCATCAGAGCACCTTTGCGACCAATCCCTTGACAGGACCCGCATCCAACAGTGTGCCGGTGACACTCGGCCACATGGGCCTAATTGGTCCAGGCTTGCCCAACACTCCCCTTTCTACCGCTTCGGTTGACACCGTGGCGCAGGCGGGCGGCGCGGCAAGCCACAGCTATGCAACAGGCGACACGATCACCTTGGCAGGCGGAACGGCTTCGACTCCCGCAGTCCTGACCGTCGCGACTACTAAACTCGTATCGCTGGCAGTGAACGCTCCCGGCGGCGCTACATCGCACAACTACGCGGCCGGCGACAGCGTTACATTGGCAGGCGGAACCGCTTCGGTTGCTCCCCAACTCACCGTTACCTCCACTCAGGTTACCGGCGCGACGGTGGCGGCCGGTGGCAGCGGCGGCACGAACGGGACTCAGACCGTGACCGGCACGACTGGCACCGGAACACGCTTTCAGGCTTCTGTGACTGTGACCGGTGGCGCGATTACCGCGGTCCTGTCCGTCTCCCTGGCCGGTTCCTATACTGTCAACCCCACGGCACCCGCTCTTGAGCCGGTAACGGGCGGTGGATTGGTTGGCGCCGAACTGGCGATCACTCTGGGCGTGGCCACCTTCAACATCGTCAACGCGGGAAGCTTCACCGTGAACAGCGCGGCACTGACGCAGGCAAGCTCAACAGGACTCGGAACAGGGGCAACCTTCAACCTTGGCGTCTTTGGAGTCCTGACGGCCACGGTATCCACTGCGGGCAGCTACTCGGCTGTCCCGGCGAACCCTGTAGCTCAGGCCAGCACCTCGGGCAGCGGCACCGGCGCCACCTTCAACGTGACCTTTGCGGGACCGCCTACCACCGTCGTGGTCAAGAACCAGGCCGGTTCGACGACCTATGTCGAGGGCACAGACTACACCATCGACTATGTAAACGGCCTGCTCTACACCAAGAGCGGCGGAGCAATCACCTCAGCGCAGGCATTGCAGGTCTCCGGAGCCTACTGCGACCCGTCCAAGGTTGCCTATACCGACATCATCGGGACCGTGACCGGAAGCACCTACACCGGCATCCAGGCATTGCAGACCACCTTCCAGACGATGGGCCTGTTCGCCAAGCTGCTCATCACCCCAACCTTCTACGATGCGTCGACCAGCGCCAACCTGCTGGCCATGGCGACGAAGCTCCGGGCCATCTCGTTCACCGATGCGCCGCCGAACACGACCGTGGCGACCGCCATTGCCAACCGCGGAGCCGCCGGCAATGCCTTCAATCAGGCCAGCGACCGGCTCGCGCTAACCTATCCCTGGCAGTTGAAGACGCCTACCGCCATCAGCCCCACCGGCGTCGTGGTGAGCGCGCAGGGCACCATCGGCTACACAACCGTTACCGGCACACTGGACACGCCATACAGCACTTGGGTAGCGGGCGCTACGGCAGCCAACGACATCGCCAATGGCTTCTGGTTCTCGCCGTCGAACACCATCATCAACGGGATTCTGGGTCCTGATGTCAGTCTCTACATGAGCGCCTACGATCCGACTTCGGACACGAACGCGCTGAACGCGGCCGGCATCATGACGGTCTTCAACGGATTCGGGACTGGATACAGGACCTGGGGCAACCGCGCATCGAGCTTCCCGTCGAGCGGCGCGGTTACCACGTTCCTCGCTGTTCGCAGGACCCTCGACGTTGTGGAGCAGAGCATCCAATACAGTTCGCTCCCCTTCGCAGACAAGCCCATCACCAACGGCCTCATCAACAGCATCCTGCAAAGCGTGAACGCGTTCTTGAACTCGCTCATCCAGCAGGGCGCATTGATCGCCGGAAGCGCGGTGACCTACAACCCGGTAGACAATCCTCCTGCGAGCCTCGCGAATGGGCAAATCACGTTTGAAGTAAGTGTGATGCCGCCGCCGCCGGCCGAGCAGATCATCTACAACTTCTCGATCAACATCAGCCTGCTTGCGAACCTCGGGGCATCCGTAACGAGCACCAGCACAACCAACAACGTCAACGTGACCGCATAAGGAGCGCACCGTGGCAAACCTCGTGATTAATTCGCTGAGTAACTGCAATGTATACCTCAACGGTGTCGAACTCCTCGGGCGCGCCGCCGAAGTTAAGATTCCTCAGCCCAAGCGCATCAGGACAGACTACAAGGGCCTCGGCATGGCCGCGCGCATCAAGATCCCGACCGGCTGGGACATGATGGAGTCCACTATCAAGTGGTCTTCGTTCGATCCTGACACCATCAGCCAAGTGGCCTTGTCCAGCCAGACATGCTCGATCAGTTGCCTGGGTGATCTTCAGACCCTCTCGGCGAACGGAGAGGTTTCCGAGAGTCCTGTCATCTATAACTTCAACGGCGTTCCGTTCGATGTGGGTGACATTGACTTCAAGTCGCAGGAGCTGGTGGAATTCACGTCCAGCTTCGATGTTTACCACGTCGATTTGAGCGTGGACGGAACTCAGATTTACCTCTTTGACGCATTCTCGAATCAGTACGTTGTGAACGGCGTTGACCAGTTGGCGAACTATCGCGCCAACATCGGAGGTTGATAAGTGGCAGCAAACGGATATGCTCCATCCGCTTCGCAGCAAGTCGTAGCAAGCGGAATAGCACAGACAATCGCCAACCCTGGCACGGGCGCAACTCTGCGTCTTGCCAATGTGGGAGCTGAGCCGGTGTATGTCGCACTGGGCGCATCGAGTCCTGTTGCGGTCACTCCCCAGACGGGACTCGCGATCTTGCCCGGCGCGCCTGCTGAGTTTCTGACGGCAGTATCAAGCGGGTTCATCGGCTTCGTGACTGACGGATGCACTTTCAATGTTCGGCTCAACATCTCGCAGGGAACGTAACGTGTTTGTGTAATTCGGAGAAATGGAA